CGGTTATAGGCAAGAAGAAGAGCAAGAGTGGGTAAGGTCAAGATGGCAAACTACTATGCTTATTAATATCCAACTACCAAAAGGTAAGAAGGTTAAACCAACTGAACTAATCGAGTTAGATTGTGATAAGAGGAATAAGCCTTTTGACCAGCTTCAATAGAAGCATTATAAACTTTTTGTTCTCTATCAGCAGCTGTAACAGTAGTAAATAAAGCAGTAAGTTCTTTTTCAAAAGCAGTTACTATTGCAACTAAAGCAGAAAACGCAAAATATGCTGGACCAGCAGCAGCAGCTATACTACCGAATAATGCTGGTAAGTTATTTTGAATACCTCTAAATCCATAAGGTAAATCCTGCACAACTAAGGCAAGACTTGTCCATTGCTTACTTGAACTTTTTAATGAACCTTGACCACTATTAAGAGATTGAGTTAACTTATCATAATCATTTTTAAGTTTTACCATTGAAGCATCTGCAGGGTCAAGTCCATTTGCCCTTAGAGCAATCATATACTTTTCAAGTGCAGATATTTCTTTTTCTGTATTCTTAACACTCTTACCAAACAACTCATTAGAAGCCGTAATGTTATTTATAGTCTTAGTATACTGGTCGGTTGCTTTGATTATAATATCAACACCTTCTTGATTTGCCATTATTATACTGGTTTAATATTTTCGTATTTCTTTAGAACTTCTTGTAACTCATCGTCACTCATTATTCTTACATTCTTCTTCTTATTCCTCTTATCACAATCTAACTCAATTAGTTCAGTTGGTTTAACCTTCTTACCTTTTGGTAGTTGGATATTAATAAGCATAGTAGTTTGCCATCTTGACCTTACCCACTCTTGCTCTTCTTTATGCCTATAACCATACCAAACAAAGTCTAATTCAGCCATGGTCATATCCCAAAACAAATGGGGAAGTATTTGACACTCCCCCATTGTATATCTTTCTATGTCAATCCATTCTAATTTTTTTTTTCTTCACCAGCTTCTGTTGACTTAGAACTTGGTTCTTCCAATCCACTACTCATACTTTCTGATAATGCAGCCATTATCTCTTGAAATTGTGCTCCTGCGATACCGCCCATGTCATCAACCCAGTCACAAACATCAACTTCTGTAAAGTTAGGAGTCTTTCCTTCTTTTACGAATTCATACTCTGCAGCACTTCTAATCAAGTTAACTATTGCGTCTAATGCGTCTTTGCCACTTAAAGCTATTCCAATCTCTGCTGGGCCTATACCTTGTAACTTACAGAATCTCTTTAGAGACCATGTACAGAAACGTAACGGTATTACCTTACCATCAGAAAGTGATAGGTTAAATTGTCCTCTCATATATTTTGGTTTTTAGTTTATGCGTTGGTAGTCATCACTAATGCTCCAGTACCAGTAAATGATGCAGAGAATGTAGCTGGAGATTCCATGTCACCAGTAAAGTCTAAAGACTCAACCGCTGCAGTTCCAGTCCAAATCTTGTCACCACTAACGAAAGTAGAGAAAGTCAAAGTAACATCAGTTCTTGAGCTGATAGAAGAGAATAAGTCCTCTACGTTAACTCCAGCTGCTGCAGATTCGATTACTGCTAAACCATCTGTAGATACTGACCAAGAACGTACGCCTTGAATTTGAGCTGCCCATCCACCACTATCTTTTGTAGTAGAATCTGGTAAGTCTGTGCTTACGCTAAGTGAACAAGATGTAGAGTGAGCTACTGCTACACCACCTATTTTAACGACTAATAATGTACCGTTAAATACGCCAGTTGTTGCCATTTTATTTGTTTTTTTATGTTATTATTATAATGTTTGAGTCACAAAGTGATTAACTATGATAACTCTTCTAAAAATATATGTTTCTTCTACATAGTCAAAAGTAGCCTGGTTTGATGCCATATTCCTTGTAACTATCTTGAAATCTGGAGAAGCATCTGGATAATCTGCAGGAGCTACTCCTATGATTTCCAATAAGTCGTTAGCCCATGTGTCTACGGACTTTTGTCCTACTTCTCCAGACTTAAATGTTCTATAAACAATGTCAAACTGTATGCTTACATCAAAGTTATAGCTTGTTTTATCACTATTCTCTACTGATGTCTGAGAACTTATTAACAAGAATGGAGGCTCTGAACCATCTGGAGCTATGGTATCATATACCGATAACTCGTACTCAGCAGCGTTTATCTTGTCGAAATAAGCCTTTCGTATAGCATATCCGCAGTCTTTCATTATCCTTCTACCTCTTGTTCTTTAACTTCCGTTTGTTGCCCATTTTGAGCCTCATTTAGCTTACTAAAGAACTGAATCAATGGTAAACCATACTTTGTAGGCATCTCCTGGAAAAATCCATCTAATTGCTTAATTTCTGCTTCTGTTAGTGTAATGTTCATATTTGGTTATTTTTACAAATTTAGGTAAAATTATTTAGCTGCAATCAATGCTTTTAATTCTTCTATTTGAACTTGTTGGTCTTGTACTGCTTTTGTCAATATTGCAATTACGCTATTATAATGAACACCAGCTAATTTTTTAGTTCCATCTGGCAAATCATCATAAAATACTAAATCTTTATTTACATTTTCTACTTCATCAGCAACAAATCCAAAATAAACATCTTCGTATAATTCATCTATAAATTCCTTTTTATCACTATCTTTTTTACGATAATTAAATGATACTGGATTTAATTGATTAATAAAATCAATATTTTTTATGGTTTCAATATTACCTTTTGATTCTCTTGTTGATGTTATATAACCAAAATCTCCGCCTTGTCCTAAACCCGCAGTTCTTGGATTAAAAGTTACATTATAATTATAAGGCGCACTTGCTGCAGTTCCGAAAAATATAAGTCCATCGTTTCTTACTTGTAATAAATCTTGTACTGCATTATCAATTAAAAGACAATATGTACTACTATTTTGATTTTGTCCTCTTATACCTAATACTGAATTTGTTGCTCCTGTTCTATTCATTCCAATATTACCATTTGAGTTGATTCTCATTCGTTCGGTAGCAGCAGTTGAAAATATCATTGGGTCAGATGCGTCATTATATATATCAAATGTATTACTACCACTATAACCATAACCAATATATCCTAATCTTGTTCCAGCAGTGTTATAATATGTAATATAATTATCGCCAATAGTATCAAAACCTATACTTCTAATTGATTCTCCTGTAGATGGTGCAGCAACTGTTAATTTAGCAGTAGGACTACTCGTTCCGATTCCAACGTTTCCAGCGCTTGTGATAGTCATTCTTAATGTATCATTGGTATTAAACTCCATTGCATTTGCACCTAAAGTTTGCAATTGTAATTTACCGCCTGTTGATGTAGAAACTAAACTTGTATTAGTTCCATCAAATTGGAATCTTGCTCTTGCAGTTCCACCAGTTAATAAAGAATATCTTGAATATGATGTAGCATTTATTGCTATGTTAGTATATAAACCTCCACTTGTATCATCTGTAGTTCCACCAACCGCAAAATTACCACTTGAAGTCATCCTCATTTTTTCAAATGTACCTGTTCCAAAAACAATAGCACCAGCACTTGTTGATTGATTAGCAATAGCCATATCCCCAGCAGCCGTTCCTGTTATAAATTGGTTATTAGCAGTAGCTAAACCAAATACACAAGCTAAAGATGCCGATGTTAAAGTATTACTAAAGGTAATTGCAGGAGCAGTACCAGCAGCTTTAAATTGAGTTGCAGCATTTGTAGAAAAAGCGGTAATAACTGCACTTGGATTAGGTGTTCCTACTCCTAACATTTCAGTACTATTATTCCAAACTAAATTACCCGATTGACTAAAAACACCTCCTGTTTGTGCATAAAATAATCTACCTGCGGTTGCACCTGTCATCGTTATTTGATTAAATGTACCTAAGCCACTAAAAGTTGCAGTAGTACCATTTAGTCCACCTGTTAAAGTTCCTCCTGTTAATGGTAAATAACCGCTTAAAGCAGAACTTGTAATATATCCTGCACCATTTGCTATTTGATTATTGTCAGTAGGAATTGTTATTACCCCTGTTGTGGAATTATAAGCACCACTACCAGCAGTAAAACTTAAAGCTGCCCTTGCTAAAGCATCAGTATATTGAGTAATCGTTGAAGTAATTACCCCTGTTGTATTGTTGTAGCTTATTCCTGTACCTGCACTTAAAGCTGCTCTTGCTCTTGCATCCGTAAAGTAAAGGTTTGTTCCCTCTGTTACTTGTGTTGTTGTATAATCACCACTTGCTGCAACTACCGCACCTGTTCTACCAAATACACTTGTAACAGGATATGAAATATCACTTGTTAAAGCTATTGTACCTGTGGCATTAGGGAAAGTGTACGAATTAGAAGCACTTGGGAAATAAAAATTATTTGTATAATTAGTAGATACAGGTCTTGTTATTATTGATATACCTTGACTATTACCACCGATACCAGAATATAAATTACTTGTAATATTTGGCATTACACCATTTAAAAAACCAATACCAGAATTTGCAGTAATAGGATTATCAAATACTTTTGCACCTGCTATTGTTTGCGCTTCTGTGGTTATTAAACCTCTATTAGTAGCACTTGCATTTGGGATATTAAAAGTATGCGTAGCCGTTGAACTTGATATGTTAAAATCCGTTCCGCTTGTTCCTGTTGCTAAAAATTGTACTTGTCTTGTTAAGTTATTTAACGAAGTCAATCCCTTTGAAAAAGTTGTAACTACTTGACACAAATGATTGTTCTCTGTGTGTAAAGTAACTACTTTTGTATCCACATTTACATATATTCTAATTGCTATTCTATCAGTTATTGCTAAAGTAGTTTGAGTAACAGGGATAGCAAAATAATAAGGACTTAATGTTGTACCATTAGTTAAATATTCAGGTACACTTTGGCTACTTCCTATTAAAGTAAAAGTAGTGCCATCATACTTATAAACCTCTGCATATACATAAGGATTGTGATTATTAGAGTTTACACTAAAATAAAACTCACAATTAAAGTTACCAGCTGGCACTTCTAATAAAGCAGGATCATTAGCATCTGTAATATAACTTGCTACATATCCATTAGCCGAAATAGTAATATCAGTTCCAGCACCAGCAATAGGTGTTTTACCTAATTGTCTATAAGCAACCCCTCCTATTGTACCTTGTGAAACACTTGAGTTAAGATAGTAAGAAACCGAACTACCGCCACCTGTTGATGTTGGGAAATCCGCTAAAGTACCATCCCCTCGTACATATTGAGAAGCAGCACCATCTAAAGCGGTTATTACCCCACTATTAGCCACTACTGGACCTTGTATATCCCTAATCTTTGCTTCGCCTGTTACTTGTAATTGACTCATAATATTTTATTGAAATAATCCACGAATATACTCCCCAGCTTCTAAAGGTCTACCAAAAGTAAGAACCCCAGTTGAACTTATAAACTTAACATCATCACCCGTTGGAGTTCCTGTTGTTAAAATGTTTTGCGCATCCACACCACCTCTTGAAACGTACAAACAAGCATAACCGATTGTGTCCGCAAAAGTAATTGATGTTTCGCCACCACTTGCCGTGTAACCTTTTGTCTTAACAGGATTTGAACCTACTATAATCACACCGCTTGGGTCAACCTCCGTTCCTGTTGTATTGTATGCACCTGTACCTTGTAGGCTAATATTGTAAGTAGCCACATCCTTTTGAGGTGCGTTTATTGCTAAACTTGATATATTACAAGTTCCGTTAATAATAGTCAAACCATCAACTCCATTATCAACTACAAACTTAATCTCTATTGGTTCTCTTGCTAATTGCTTTTCTAACATAAACAAATAAGAAAAACCAGTCAAAGTAATCAACCCATCACAAGTTACATTCCAAGTAGCCACATCATTTTTATATTCTCTAAACCAAGCACTTGATTGGCTTGTTACCTCTTTTTGATCTACGTTTACATTAAACGTACAATTTGTACTACACGCAAAAGCGACATCAACCTCTGGGTCAACATCTGTTCTATGCCAATAAAGCATAACGTTATTTCCTATTACTGCTGCCATATTACAAATTTAATCAATTATCCGTATGTTTCTAATATTTCACCCGCTCCGCTAATTTTACATTACAAACTCCACCAGCACCAGATAATGGTGTATTTGCATTTGAGTTAGTTTTAGCTGATAATAGTTCTCCTTATTGGAAATCTACTGTTGCTGGAGTTGAGGTACAAAAATTCAACCTTCAAATTATACCTTCATTTATTGGATTTAGAACTGAGAGTTTTGTAAATGATACAGAAGAATATGTTTTAGATATAGATTTGCCATTAGGTTTTAATCCTAACGTTGATGGTAATTATTCTTACAGAGGATTTTTAAGTAATTCTGTTGGAGAAACATTAATTGGGTGGTATAGATTTGAATATCCTTTAGATATATATCGAAGTTTAAGTGAATTAGTAGTCAAACAATATTCAAATTGTTTACATACTAATGTAATAAATATTGATAGTTCATTTATGGGTATGAATACAACAAACGGAAGATTAAGCGGTGCTATGCGTTTAACTTCTGCTGATACAGACCCAGCACAAATAAATGTTAGTAATAAAAAATACATTTTAGGTAATTCAACTATTGACTTACAAAATGATATCATACAAGCTACTTTATTGAATATAAACAATGAAAATGTTGAAACAACTTTAAGAACTGTTTATTCTAATAACAACCTTTCAAATGTAGTATCTGGTTATGGACATTTAAGGTCAACAGCTTATACAACTAAAGAAGCAGCTTATGCAGCACCTTTGACAAGTAATTTAGTTTATTTAGAAGATATTGGAGTTCCAAGTGTAGGGGATGTTTATTACACAAATGAACTTTTAATAACTCCTTTTAATGGTGCAAACTTATGGTGGAAAGTAATGACAACAGATATATCGTTTAAAGCATTTAAAATAAGTGGTGCTGGAGTAATATTGGAAGCATACGGATAATTGATTAAATTTGTAATATGGCAGCAGTAATAGGAAATAACGTTATGCTTTATTGGCATAGGACAGATGTAGAACCAGAGGTTGACGTAGCTTTTGCGTGTAGTACAAATTGTACGTTTGATGTAAGTGTAGACCAAAAAGAGGTAACAAGTCAATCAAGTGCTTGGTTTAGAGAATATAAAAACGATGTGGCTACTTGGAATGTAACCTGTGATGGGTTAATTACTTTAAGTGGCTTTTCATATTTGTTTATGCTTGAAAAGCAGTTAGCAAGAGAGCCAATAGAGATTAAGTTTGTTGTTGATAATGGAGTTGATGGATTGGTTATTATTAACGGAACTTGTAATATATCAAGTTTAGCAATAAACGCACCCCAAAAGGATGTGGCTACATATAATATAAGTTTACAAGGTAGCGGAGTATATGGAATAACAGGAACAACTGTTGACCCAGAAGGAATTATTATAGTAGGTTCAAACCCTGTTAGAACAAAAGGTTACACGGCAATAGGAGGGGAAACATCAATTACATTTACTGACACAATAGGTTATTCTTGTCTTTACGTTTCAAGAGGTGGTGTGGATGCACAAAACATTTTAACAACAGGAACTGCAACAGGTGATGATGTTAAGTTTGTAAGTGCGACAGGGGTATTGACTTTTGGTAGAGTTTTGGTAGCAGGGGAATATATTAGAGCATTATTTCAATAAAATATTATGAGTCAAATTCAAGTAACTGGCGAAGCAAAAATAAGAACATTAACTGGTGCATTAACTGCAACTGCTGGGGTTGTTACTTCAGTTCCTTTAGGTGATGCAAATGGGGTAGCTACTTTAGGAGCTGATGGAAAAGTACCATCTGCTCAATTACCAACTTTAGGTTCTTCATATAAGGGAACTTGGAATGCTGCTACTAATACACCTTACATTGTAGATGGTGTTGGTACGGCAGGGGATTATTATTTAGTTAGTACAGGTGGTACTTGGAATGGAATAGTGTTCGTTGCAGGTAACACAGTAATTTATTCAGGAAGTATTTGGCAAAGAGCTGGTGGTGGAACTGGGACAGTAACTTCGGTTGGTCTTTCTGCTCCTGCTGCTTTTTCTATTACAGGTTCGCCAATTACAGGTGCAGGTACTTTAGCAATAGCTGGTGCAGGTACTGCTAATGATTATATAAAAGGGGATGGCACTTTAGGTGTATTTAGTAGTGCAGCAGTTGCTTCAATAACTGGTGGAGCATCTACCATAGCTACAAGCAATTTAGATACATCAAAGGCTTTAAATTCTAACTCAAGTGGTAAGGTTGTAGCTAATATAACAACAGCTACTGAATTATCTTATTTAAGCGGTGTAACTTCTAATGTGCAAACGCAATTAGATGGCAAAGGTCCATCTTATACTTTAGGTAGTGTTAGTTCATCTCCTACAAGCGTATTGGTTATTACTGGTACAGGTGCGCCTGTTAATGGCTCATTGACTTTTACAATAAATCAATCTTCAACTACTCAAAATGGTTATCTTGCTTCTGCAGATTTTACAACCTTTAATAATAAACAAAACGCAATCACTTTAACTACAACTGGTTCAAGTGGTGCTGCAACTTTAGTTGGTTCAACTTTAAACATACCTAATTATTCTATAAATACTACTGATTTTGTTACTATTGGTACTACACAAACTATTACAGGTACTAAAACTTTTGATGGTGCTATTAGAAATGAATCAGGGTTACTTCTTAAAAATGGTGTTCTTTCAGGATTAGCAGGATATACAAGTCTTGCAGGTGCATCTAATGGTTTAATCGTTCAATTGAGTGGTAGTTCAAATCAGCAAACATTAATATTCCAATCGGCTGCGGCATATTCTTATACATTACCAGCATCAAGTGGTACTATCGCTTTAACAAGTAATATTTCATATCCAGTAACTTCTGTATTTGGAAGGACAGGTGTGATTGTAGCAGCAAGTGGTGATTATACAACAACGCAAGTTACCGAAGGAACTAATCTTTATTTTACTAATGCAAGGTCAAGAGGTGCAATAAGTTTAACCACTACAGGTTCAAGCGGTGCTGCTACATACAATAGCACAACAGGTGTATTAAATGTTCCTCAATATAGCACCGATTTAAGTGGTTATGTTACTATTGGTACAACGCAAACAATAACAGGTAATAAGACATTTAATGAAGCAACAAGACAAGAATCTGGGTTATTACTTAAAAATGGAGCTTTAGCAGGAGCAACAGGTTATACAAGTCTTGCTGGTTCAGCTTCTAATGGATTGAGTATTCAATTAAGTGGCAGTTCTAATCAACAAAATTTGATATTTCAATCTGCTGCATCTTACTCATATACTTTTCCTACTGCTTCAGGTACTTTAGCTCTTACAAGTCAATTAACAAGTGGAACTGTTACAAGCGTAGGCTTATCATCATCTACAAGCGGAGTATCTATTAGCTCTACTCCTGTTACTACAAGTGGTACAATTATTTTAAATATTGCAACTGCAAGTGGTTCACAAAATGGTTTATTATCAAGCGCAGATTGGAATACATTTAATAATGCTGCAACAGGTAGTTTTCTTCCTTTAAGTGGTGGTACATTATCAGGTAACTTAATAGTTAATGGTTCTACTAATACTCCTTTAAAAATAACGGCTACTGAACCATATATGGAGATTCAATCAAATGGTTCAACTAATGTCTGTGGGATTAAGTTTTTACCATCAACTGGTTATGATGCTTATGTAGGTAACTATGGTTCAGGTAAGTTATGGTTGATTGCAGGTAATGCGGATAATGCTTATGTAGCTCAAAATGGTGATTTCTTTAACAGAACAGGTGTATATGGTACGATTTCGGATATAACATTAAAAGAAAATATTGTTGACGCTACTCCTAAACTTGATGATTTACTTAAATTAAAAGTAAGAAACTTTAATTTTATAGGCAATGATAATAAGCAATTAGGATTTATAGCTCAAGAGTTTGAAGAGGTTTTCCCTAACGCTATAAGTGTAGATAATGGCTATGGTGATAGTAATGGTAAAAAAGTAGTAAAGACTACTGTCTTAATCCCAATGTTGGTTAAAGCTATACAAGAGCTTAAAGCTGAAATTGACGAGTTAAAAAGAAATAATGGGTAAATTAATAGAAACGAATAATTAAGTAAATTTGTAAAAATTATATAAAATGTCTTGCTCTCAATCAAATGCTGACTTTAAACCAGCAAATTACAATATACAGATATGGAGAAATGATACTTGGAGTCAAGTATTTTTATTGACTGCAAACGAAGTGCCTATTAGTTTAGTAGGTGCTGAGGTTGAGATTCAAGTGCGTAAGAAGCCTAACAGTACGACTGCTGAGTTAACTTTAACTGAAGGTGCAGGTGGAGGTATTACTGTGGGTGGAGTTGGTAACAATCAGATTACACTTAATAAACAAGTAGATATTGCTGCTGGAAGCTATGTTTATGATATGGCTATTTTGTTCCCTAATGGCAACGAAAAGACCTATATCTGGGGTAACTTTATTGTTTACGAAGACATAACCAAATTATAATGAGTACAGAGATAACCATAAATCAAGACATAGTAGAAATAAATGTAACTGAAGAAGTAGTTGTAATTGAAGCTCCATCAGGGGCTTATCCTTTGCCTACAGGGGTTTACTCTGTATTCGGTAGGACAGGTAACGTAGTGGCTCAAGAAGGCGATTACACCTTAACTCAATTAGGGGATGTAACTATCTCAACTCCATCAAATGGTCAAGTTTTAAGGTATAATGGAACTACTTGGGTAAATGCTACTGAAAGTTTTGCAGGTACAGTTACGAGTGTAGATATGAGTGTTCCAACAGGACTTACTATAAGTGGTAATCCAATTACTACTTCTGGTACATTAGCCGTTGGATTAGGTGCAGGGTACTCAATTCCTACAACTGCTAAACAAACTACATGGGATACTGCTTATAATGATTCTATTGTAAGTGCTTCCGTTACTGGAACTGCTACAAAGACATTAACGCTTAACCAACAAGATGGTGGCTCTGTTACCGCTTCTTGGACTGATACAGACACAGGATTGACTTCGGTAGGATTATCTATGCCAAGTGCTTTTAGTGTCGCTAATAGCCCTTTAACGGCTAATGGAACGCTATCCGTAACAGGAGCAGGTACAACGGCTCAATATGTTAGAGGTGATGGTAGTTTAGCTACTTTCCCAACGATTGCTCAAGAAGCACAAAGGTTAATTACAGAGGTTTATAATAGCACAGGTGCTACGTTAACAAAAGGCACAGTAGTTTATATAAATGGTGGTCAAGGTAACTTACCAACTGTTACTAAAGCAATAGCTACTAGTGATGCTACATCTGCTCAAACTTATGGAGTTGTTCAATCGGATATTACGAATATGAACAATGGTTTTGTAGTTGCAATGGGTTCTTTAACAAACTTAGATACTCAAATATATCCAGTAGGAACTCAACTTTATTTAAGTGCTACAACTGCAGGTGCTTGGACATCAGTTAAGCAATATGCACCTAATCACTTGGTTTATGTTGGTATAGTTGTTAGAAGCCATCCAACTCAAGGTGTGGTTGAAATTAGAATACAAAACGGATACGAATTAGATGAGTTACACGATGTATCTGCTCAAAGTCCTACTAACGGAGATATTTTACAATATGTAGCTGCTACTGATTTATGGACTAAAGCTGCTGGTACTACAACTAACATAGCAGAAGGAACTAACCTTTACTTTACAGATGCAAGAGCAAGGGCAGCTATTACATTAACAACAACAGGCACAAGTGGTGCAGCGACTTATAGTGGTGGTACTTTAAACATACCACAATATCAAGGGGTTTTAACTAACCCTGTAACAGGTACAGGTACAAGTGGACAGGTAGCTTACTTTAATGGTACATCAAGTTTAACAAGTTCTGCAACATTTGCTTTTACTCCTACATCACAACTATTAGTTAATAATAGTGTAACGGCTGCATCTGCAATAGCAAGAGGTACTAACCTTACTCCTACATTAACGGCTGCTGCTAATAGTGATGTTCTTGTGGGATTGGATATAACACCTACATTTGCTAATGGTGCTTTTACGGGGGTGAGGAATGCTTCACTAAGAGTTCAAACAGGAAATGTTTTATTAAATTCTACTAGTGGGAATACATTAATTGGCACAACTACTGATGCGGGGCAAAAATTACAAGTAACAGGAACGGCTTATATTTCAGGAAATACTGGTATAGGTGCTACATCTTCTAACAATTTATCAAGTGGAATCAATTTAATTGTTCAGGGCATTTTAGGAGCAGCTACTGGATTTATTCAAGCATTATCAAGTGATTCAAGTTCAGCCGTTTCTTTATATTCAGGAACATCAGCTAGTGATAACCCTGCAATG